CTCCGTGAAAACGATCTGGGCCGGGTGAGTCATCGCGTCCGTCCGTCTCCCTTTCAGCTTACAGGAACAGACTAGCACGTCAGACTGCGGGTGTCAAGCGTTTGTTTCCAACGCGTCCAGCGCCGGACCGATCGCGTCCAGCGCGTTTCGTACGCGCGCGGATTCCTCTTCGTGCATGCACGCGCTGATTCGACTCCACAGGTCGTTGCCGGCCCCTTCGAGCTGGCGGGCGGCGCGCACGAGCGCCTGCACCTTGCGGTCGCGCGCGGTCCACAACACCTGCCACCTGTGCTCTTTGGTTCGCCAGCGTTCCACGATTAGGTTGGCGAGGTGCTCCGCCACCGACGTGACCGACCAATTCATCTCCAGCACGGCAGCGATCTCCTTGGCGGTCATCGGCTTCGTGGCGGTCATGGCTTTGGGCGCGTACCGCGCGAACGCCTCCAGCAGTGCTGGCGTTGGCTCTCTCGGGTGTATCGCGCGCTCTAGGATCTCGCTCATGTCCGCTTCCGCTTCACGAGCGCCACGCACCTCGGCGATCAGGTTCAGGACATCATCGGAGGACCATTCATATCGGTTCCCCTTCCCTCCGTCTCGAAGTTCCCGGGCCTCCGTCTCGATCTCCGCGAGCCTCGCGTCCGTCATCCGCTCCATCACTTCCCTCCTTGAAGCACGCTCGGCTCCCGCTCGACCAGCTCCTCGTCGAGGTCGAGTTGCGGGATGAAGATCCGGGCGTTGACCCACGCCCCGCCATCGACGACCTCGGCATCGACGATCTTGAACTCGTCGTCTTCATAGAGCCCGGCGTCTGAGAACCACTGGTGCGCCACTGCGAGGGCCGCATCTGCGAGGGCCGCATCGCATGCGCCCGACTTCTTCTTGTCCTTGCGCTTCACTTTGCCTTCCTCCTCAGCACATCGGGCTCCCGCTCGATCAGCCGGGCCAGTCGAGCCGCGAGCGTGCAGAGCCCGTCGTAGTAGGCGGTGTTGTGGCAGCCTCTCTTGCGGCACTTCATGCGTCCTCCGCGAGCTTGAAGCGTCCCTGGCTGGCCCCGACAACCAGATCGCCGAGCGCCAGGGCCGTCTCGATCAGGTCGGCGTATGCGTCGTCGGTCTCGTCGTACAGTTCCCACTGGGCTTCGGGCGTGCCGCGCAGCATGTGGTAGATGGCGAACCGACCATCCTCGCTCCTGTAGTGGCCGAGGCCGTCTGACAAAAACAGCACGGCCGGATCCTTCGGGAACAGGAACCAGAGGTGACGGGCTCGTCGCTTCTTGCGCTTCACGGCTTCCCCCTCAACACGCCCGGCTCCCGCTCGACCAGTCGAGCCAGCCGGGCGGCCAGCGTGCAGAGCCCATCGTGGTACCGCGAGTCAAGATGATCCGAGGCCATCTGATGAGCAAACTCATGGATCAGCAGAGCCAGGTGCTCCTCGCGGGCCGGCTCCTTGTCGAAGTACGCCCAACCGAGTCGGCCGACGTTGTAAGTGAGGTGCCAGCCCCCGTAACACGCGCCGTACGGCCGCATCGGGTCGGACACGAGCGTGACGCTGATGGGCCCGCCCAGCAGCTTGGCGGCGAGCCGATGGGCCAACTCGACGTGATGACGAGCGCCTGCGCTCCACTTCTCTTCCGGGATGGTCACGTCCTTGGCGTTCGGGTCGCTCGACCACTCGACCCGCGGGCTCGGGGTCACCTGGCCGGCCGGTAGGGCGGCACCAGAGCGCCGGATCGACTCCCACGCGGCCTTGGAGAACGAGCCTGGCTCGATGAGCGTGTACCCCTTGCTCACCGCCAGCTTGGTGCCCTCCGGATCGCTCGGGTCCCGGATGACCCGCTTGTCGCCGTATCGCTCGGTGATGATCGATCCGACCGCATCGGTCGACAGTAGATCGGTCTCCATCGCGTCCGCGACCCACGCGGTCTCGGCCGAGCCGGCCGGTAGGCGGTCGTGCATGCAGTTGAGCACGAGCGCGCGTAGGGTCCGCAGGTATGCGGGCGTGACACCATCTCGATCCGAGTTCAATGGGATCTTCTGAGCCACGTCGACATGCCAGGCGCAATCGATCGGAACGACCGGGATGCCCAGCTCGTAGAGGGTCGCCTGCTCGCCCGCCCGGACCGCCACCACGAAGACGTCGGTCTGCCGCTTGGTCGGCCGGAGGTAGCCCTCGTGGTCGGCCTGCTCGGTTGCGAGCGTCGCGTTGAACGTGGCGATCGCGTCGCGCGGTTCGATATCGGTGCCGTTGAACGTGAGCCGGACCTGCCGGGCAGGAGGCTGCGCGCCCGGCACCAGCACGGAGCGGACCGCCTGCTCGGTGCGCTCGGCCTCTTCGCGCGTCATCTTGATGGCGACCTCGACGATCGTGCCCGTCTTCGTCGCCTTGGGCGAATGGTGGCGGCCATCTCGATCGAACCGAACGGTCCCCTTGGTCGTCGTGATCGAGGAGGTACGCGCGACCGCAATGACGAGCTTCTCGCCCAGGTTGAAGCGACCGCGCTGCTCTGGGTTTGCCTTCTTGCGCGACTCGGCGAACAGGGTGTAGGCATCGCGCAGGTCGGCAAACCCTTCGGGGTTGTCGTCCTCGACGATCAGGTGGTAGTAGCCGCGTGTGTTCGACGGCTCCAGTCGAACGTCCACGCGCGTGACGTTCTCGTCGAGCGCGTTCTGGATCAACTCCAGCACGGCGAACTCGATGCCGCGCCGCGCCAGCAGCTTGCCGAGCCCCTCCTTGTCGACCTCGAATGTCGGTAGCGCCATCGTCATCACCATCCTCCATCCGGTTCAGTCAGGACGTTGGCGAGCCGGACGTGCGGCTCGACGGGGCCCTGGTCAAAGGTGCCGGCCGACACCTCGATCGTCTGAAAGAACTGCCTGATGTTGAAGAAGTCGACCTTGATGCCGAGCGGCTCGACAGTCGTCCGGACGAAATCGTTGGGCGTGAACCCCAGGGGCGTCTTGATGCTAGGGTACTGCTTATCCCCGACGAAGAGATGTTCGCCTCGCGCCAAGCAAGCTCGCACGTACGCGATCCAGCGGGTTTGCACAGCCTCGCGGGCCTCGCGGAGCTGCTCGATCGTCAACCGTGGGCTCCACTCCCAATCGCCCCAGCGGTTGCGGACGCGCTTGCCCCGGATCCACACGGGCTAGCCATCCTCGGGTGATTCGGCCAGCTCGCGCTCTGCGCACGGCCCGCAACCGATTCCGTGGGCCCCCAGGTCCGTGATCCCCTCGACGCCGTGCTCAGGGCACGGCTCGACGACTGGCGCCGTGAAGTCGGCGACCAGCTTGGCGCCAGCCTCGTCCAGGTGGCCGGTGACGCCGAGCACCATGTCGGACACGCAGGCGGGCAGCGCGTCCGCCCGACCGGTCCAGCTTCCCCCGCCCCACCAGAAGTTGGCCGCCTTGAGCGCGTCGATGATGTCGCGCGCGGGCTTCTCGGCGAACGTGACGATCGAGTAATCACCGGTCAGCTTGATGGTCACGCCGGACGGCGCCTCCTTCGCTTCCGCCTGCTTGGCGGTCCGCCGCTTGATCTCCTCGATGCGTCCGCGGTCCCGCCGGATCGCCGCTCGATCGCCGGTCGCGTCGAGAGGGGCGCGGAGCCAGGGGCACTGTGCCATCGTGGTGGCGGTCGTTTCGGCGAGCCGGTCGCCGAACAAGCGCGCGACCTCCGCCTGACCGCCCTTCCGCCACGCCCGGTTGACCGCGTTGATCTTGGCAGCCATCTCCTCGCGCTCCTGGATGCGGCGTTCGAGCTGTTCGATCGCATCGGTGTCGTCCGAGAAGATGGACTCGTCGAGTTGGGCTTCCAAGCCCGACGCTTTCGCCTGGTGGTGGTCGGCCAGCTTGGCCAGCTCGACCGCCTTGCCCATGCCGTCGTGGATACGGGCGGCGTCCCGGCGGGCGTGCCGCTCGCTGTGGTGGCCGACCAAGACGGGCTGCCCGAGCGGGATCGAGTCGGCCAGCTTGCGGACCGACTCGAACCGAACCTCCGACTTGGCTGCCGCCCGGTCGGCCCACTCGCGTCGCCGCTCCACCTTCCGCTCCAATCGTTCGCGCCTGGTCATTGTTCCGTTCCTTTCACAGAAGCCCGCCGATCCATCCGACCACACGACCCACCTGGAACGCCAGCATTGGGTAGCGGGTCATCATGAAAACGGTGAGCAGCATCTTGACCTTCCTTCCAGCTTACGAGACCATCGTAGCATGTCGCATTGCCAGTGTCAAGCGTTATTTTTTCTGTTGACACACGCAAGCAGCCGTGATAAGGTCATACTGTAAGCTGGAAGGGACGACCGACGCGCTGGTCGCCTGGCTCCAGACCCAGCGGGCCCCCGCGACCGCCCGGGTCATCAAAGAGGCGCTCGGCTGGGAGACCCGGCGGTTCAATCAGGCGGTCGAGCGGGCGGGCTACAAGAGGATCGATAACGACAGTGGCGCTCCGCTGGCCTACCGGGCGAAGTAGAGGAGGGACCGATGCTGTTCGATCGCGAGACGTTCGAGAAAATGCTGGTGCGCGAGACACTCAAGCGGCTGGCCATCGTGCTGGGCGTGATGGGGGCGGCTGGGGCGCTCGGGTGGCTGCTGCTCCGATGAAGCGGCCGGCGAGCAGCATGCGGGATGGGCGGGCCGACGCTGTCTACCTTGGTGACCAACGCATTCAATTCACCCACCAGCGGTGCAGGCACGTCTGGGTCGTCGATTACGCCAAGAAACCGATTTCCAAGCGGCTATCGCCGGTCGCCTGCCAGATGATGGCGAGCTGGTGGAGCGCAGAGAAAGGCGGGTGTATCTCGGCGTGCCCGAAGTGCGAAAGGGCCGCCAGGGCGGCGGAGAAGGCGTTGGGCAAGTGTGGTAAGGGGAGGGGCACATACCAGTGCCGGCGACCACAAGGTCACCGCGGCCCGTGTGGCAGTCGAGAAGAAAACGCTTGACACGCGCAAGCCGCCGTGCTAGGCTGTATCTGTAAGCTGGAAGGGAGGTCGCGGATGTCGAAGTTGGTTGCCGAGCTGAAGAAGATGGTGAAGGGCGCGAGGGCTGAGGCGGCCGCGCTCGCCAGGCAGGCGCCCCGCTTCCGCTCGCCCGAGTACCAGGCGGCCAACGCGGCGGCCGGCCGGCTGGGCGATCTCCTCGTCTCCGCGGTCTGCGAGCAGGTCGAGCAGGCCCCCACCCCGATGGTCCGGGGGAACCTGCGGAACGCCCGACGCAAGGAGCAGGCCGAGCAGGTTCGCCGGCTCCTCAAGGATCTTGGCGTCGAGGCCGTGTCGGTCACGACCCCCAGCTACTCGATGGCGCAGGCGATCCACATCGCCCTGCCGGCCAGCAGCCACGAGGTCCACGGGTCGGTCGTGTACCGGGAATGCCCGCGGTGCCAGCGGCGCTACCAGGCACGCGAACGGGTCGAGCGCCTCATCCTGGCCGCGTTCCCCGACCTGAACGATCGGTCCGACGCAATGGTCGACCACTTCGACTACTGCTTGTCGATCGACTAGCGCGCGAACCCGATCGCCTCGATGAACGGGACGCGGAGGGGGCGGCCGCTCCAATCGGGCCGCCGCTCATCCCACCATTCGAGCGCGCGCCAGAGGGCGTCAGGACCGTCGTCCTCCCGGCAAGCGCAGTGGCCGTCTGGCCACAGGAACTCGCCGCACCTCGTGCAACAGTCGTCTTCGACGAGATCACCGGGCCACTCCGCGTTGTCGTGCTCGGGGGCGGACGCGGACGCGTAGGCGCCGGGCGGGTCGAGCCTGAGCTTTCGATGGTCCATGGAGGTCATCCGGTTGCCGTCTAGCTTGTGGCCGTGGCAGAGACCACAGCGGGGCCGGTGCAGCTCGCCCTTGAACGCATAGGGCTCGCGCGGGTCGCGGGCGCCCCACCGGCTGGTCGCCATCACGAACCGCATGCCCGGCTTGATCGTCCTGCTCACGGCAAGAAGGTAGGTGATTCCGGTCTGCTGCACAAGCCTTTGTTTCCGTGGAACAATGTGAGCCGTGCGCAAGACCGGGCTGTGTTCCACGTGCCACGAACCAAGAGATCGTGGAAAGCAGCGGACTTGCTGCAAGTGCCATGCGGCCTACATGCGCGAGCACCGACCGAAGCACCGCGATCTGACCGCAGAGCAGAGGAGGCGGGCGAACTGCCGCTCCTACACGAACGTGCTGCTGCGCCGTGGCAAGCTCATCAGAGGACCTTGCACGACGTGCGGAGGGCCCAACACCCAACCGCACCATCAGGACTACTCCAACCCGAGGCTGATCACCTGGCTCTGTCGCGACTGCCACCAGGTGCTTCATAGCGGAACGCGAGCGGTAGCCGGCGGATGAGCCGGCGGGCCCGCCAGTCAAGTGGCAGCCGTGCAACAAACCGGTTGACACGGAACCGTCCGACCATCTAGGGTGCCGGCTCCGCTTTCGGTGGTCTGCCCCATCGAAAGCCGGTTGACAGCCGGAATCATTGTGATCTACAGCTATTCACTCAAAGCGGCGGCGTCCTCGTGTTGCGAGGGGGGAACCCCAGGCAACAAGGGATCGGACCCGGGCCTTCATGGTTCCGCCGGGCCGACTCCCTGGCAGAACGAGGTCGCCGCCGCTTTCCTTTTGTCGGCCCGGTAGCCCGCGTGGGCAAGCGAAAGCCACGCGAAGTCAAGGTGATGACGGTCCCGTACCGTCAACGGCACCGCTGCCCACACGACCCCGACACCAATAACTGGTACATGCTCCCGCTTGACTGGCTCGACGCAGTCAGGCGGACGGGGTTGCGGTTGGGGCTTGAGGCGTCCGACCGGCTCGTCCTGGAGGCGATCGCTCGTCTGCTCCGCTACCGGGCGGAGATCGATGGGGTCGCGCCCGATGTCTCCGACGAGACCGTCCGGAGCAACCCGGACCTGAAGGTCAAGATGGAGGCGGCGTTCAGCCTGGTTGCCGGCCAGACTATCCGGGCGTCTCGCGAGAGGGTCGCGGCGGAGGCGGGGCTGGCCGTCTCGACCACGAAGGACGCGCTCAAGCGATTGCAGGAGCACGGTCTCATCGGGGCGATCGAGGTCGTCAGCCACTCACACGACGGTGGCACCACCTGGCTGATCGCCGACATCATCGGGAACAAGACGGTCCACGATGAGCTGGCCGCGTTGCATGAGGGGCGGGCCCCGACCCTCACCAACACGAAACCATTAAAGAAAATGAGGGGCGGAGCCCGACCCCCACATAGTGATGAGGGGCGGAGCCCGACCCCCATGAGGGGCGGAGCCCGACCCTCAAGAGGGGCGGAGCCCGACCCCCATGAGGGGCGGAGCCCGACCCCCATGGTTTCCGAGAAAACTGAGCAAAATCATAGTGATAGCACCGAAAATGGCTCCCTTGAAAGGATAGGGGGTAAGGATGGGGTGGAAAGGATGGGTGAGGGAAGTGGATACCGAGGATCATTCCGCGGCGGTGCTGGTCTCCCTCCTCCCTCGCGGTTGAGCGGTACCACCGTACCACCGGGTAGTAACGGATCCTCCTCGGGTAGCAACGGGACCCGCCCTCCTCTCTCAGGCTGCTTGGAGGTTGCGGCCCACAACGCCAGGGCGATCTACCGGACCATCTCGACCGAGGGCCCTGGCGACGTCTGGTTCGGTAGCGGTCAGGTCAGCCGGCACGTCCAAGATCAGGCGGCCGCCGTGCTCGACTCCGTCAAGCAGGAGGGGCACGACCCGCTCCTCTGGGGTGGGGTGGCCGCGTGGGTGGCGGACGCGCACGAGCTGACCGACTTCAGCCGGCTGGTGTCGCCCGCCCTCTACCCGCTGCTCCGCCAGGTCCTCTCGTCGTTCCCGGCCGACGCGCTCTGGGGGCTGGTGAGCCGGCCGGGCCACCCGGCCGCCGCACTCGAATCCGCCACGCTCGTGTTCCCGGCGGGCGGCGGGAGTGCTCGACGGCGAAGCGGCAACACGAACGACCCGGCTGACATCGGACTGTACTGCAAGGCGATCGGCTGGTTGATCGGCGCGCGCGACCAGATCGCCAGGTATGGCGTCCACGACTACTGGGACGCGCGCTACCACGCCTGGACCGACTACACCGAGGTGCTCCAGCGCAAGGACCCTGGCCGCCCGACCCTGTACCCGAGCGTCTGGGACCTGATCGAGCGGACCAAAGACCCGCTGACCAACCCGGATGCGATCGCGCGCCCGCGCGAACCGCTCCACCGGTTCCTCGGCATCTCCGACTCGGTGGTGATCAACGCGGTGGCGGCCGGGTTCCGCCCGAACCTTCAACATGAGGCGGCCGCGATCAATGCGCAGCGCGGTGGAGGTCCCAGGCTCAAGGGCACGTTCGAGGACGTGACGGACGTATCGCCCCTGTCCTACCGGGTCCGGTCGGGCGACTACTTCCGCGCGCAGTACCACTACCGCCAGGAGAACGCCCTCCACATCACGCCCGCCAACTTCCCGGCGTTCGCTTCCTTGTTCCCGAGCGAGCGCGAGTTGAAGTATTGGTGGTTTGTCGAACCGATCCGGAAAGGCGCTCCTCCGCTGGATTTGTATCGGCAGTTCGGTGGCGACCCTAGCGCCGTTGATGCGGAGGGCCGATGGATGGGCCGCGAAGTCGAATGGAGGAAATCGCTATGAGGCGAGAGCTACCAGGCGCGTTGAAAGCGGAGATGAAGGCGAACCTGTTGGCCGGGTGTCAACGGCGTACCGGGTACGACCGGGTCGATCCTAACAAGGGGTGCTCGCAGGGCGGGCCCAACACGCTGCCGCGCGCGTGCGAGTGCCTCGCGGTGTACTCGTGCATGCAGCGGCACGGCGACTTCGGGTTCGACCCGGATCTGTTCCGCTACAACATCGAGGACATCATCGTGGACGACCGCGGTCACCTCGACCGCTACCTCGCCGATCCAGCGCGCGTGTGGCGTGAGGGGCTCGGCTGCTACGTGTGGGGTGACGAGATCGGGATCGGCAAGACCACGATGGTCCATCAGATCGTCCGGCGGCTCTACCGCCACCTATTCGCCACGAAAGAACACCCTTTCAGCCGGTATCGCGCGTGGTATCTGCTGGCCGGCGACTTGGCCGATCGAGCCCATTGGAAGGGGCGGGACGGCTTCCTCGACGAGTGGATCACCGACGAGGGTGACGCGTACGACGTCGACATCTTCGGGGTCGATCTCCTGGTGGTTGACGAGCTGGGCCGCGAAGCTCGTGATGAGCGTCGGTCGGCCGCTGGCCGCGAGATGCTGGAGCAGATGCTGCGCGAGCGACGCGGTCGCGTCACCATCCTGGCGGGCCACGACCCTCCCGACATGATCGAACGGCGGTACGGCGAACACGTCGCCTCTCTGATGTCCCGCACGGCAATCGTTCATGTATCGAGTCAAAACGGAGACCGTCGTCGAGCGGTCGGGAGCAAGTTCTGATGAACGACCAGCAGCCCGACCACCAGGTCGCGACCGAGCGCCAGTTCCTCGCGATGGCGGTGCAGCGGTGGCATCCCCGGTACGCCCGCATCCTGCGCGAGATCCAGCCGGACCACATGTCGATCGTCGGGTACCAGTGGTTCGTGCCGGTGCTCCGCCGGTACCTCGACGATCATGATGCGGTCGTCCCGTGGGAGTACGTGGACGTCCAGCTCCAACGCGAGTTCGACGATCCCGACAAGCTGATCCACACGCGCGACCAGCTCTACGCGCTCTACACCATCCCGATCACCTGGGGCGACCAGGCGGTCCAAGACTTCCGCGAGCACATGGCATGGCGGATGTACTCGACCGGATTCGAGGCGGCGCAAGCGGGCTACCGCCGGACCAAGAGCATGAAGTTGGCGCTCGACGCTGCCGCCCGGTCGGTCTGGAAGGCCGCCACCCTGCTGCATGATGTCGAGGTCCACGATCTGATGGGCGATTACCAGACGGCCAAGGCGGACTGGACGCGCGCGAGAGATTTCCCCGGGCTCCGCAAGCGGTTCACCATCGGGATCCCCGAGCTGGACGCGAACCTTCGGCTGGAGGAGGGGACCGTCACGGCCGTGTTGGGCACGTTCAAGTCGGGCAAGTCGATCGTGCTCAACCATTTCGCTCTGTCGGCCCTGCTGCACGGCTACAACGTCGCGCACGTCGTCTACGAGAACACCTACGACCTGACGCGCGACCGTTTCTTCGCTCGCCTGCTGGAGCTGCCGTACGACGACGTTGTGAAGGCGCAGCCGGAGATCACGACGCCGGTCGATTGGCAGAAGGCGGACGCGTTTGTCCGGGAGTTGGAGGCGAAGCTGCACGTCCGCCTCAAGATCATCCAGGCGGACCCCAAGTATACGACGGTCGATGACGTCGAGGCCCAGCTCGACGTCTTGCAGGCGGAGGAAGGGTTCGAGGCGGACGTGACCATCTGGGACTACGCGAACCTGATCGGAATCCCGAAGGACCGACGCGAGAAGGAGGAGCGGCTCAACCAGGAGAACGTCATCTGGGATCTCCAGCGGCACGCGAAGGACAGGAAGCGGGGCGGACTTCGCAAGCGGGTGGTCGTGACGGCCGTGCAGGCAAAGGCGGAGGCGATCAAGAAGGAGCATCTCGACGCCAGCGACTTCGGCAAGTCGATCGGGATCCCGCAGGCGGTCGACGCGATGATCGGGGTGAACCGGACCACGCAGGACGGGCACGACAACCTCATCAAGCTGTCGATCCTGGCCAACCGACAGACCAAGACGGGCAACGAGATCACGTTCGAGTGTGACTACAGCAAGATGTGCATCGCGAGCTGTACGTTCGGCTGGTTCTACGGGCAGGCCGAGACCCTGTTCATGAGGTCGGCGACATGAAATCGATCTACGTGGCGTCCGGGTTGGCGCGCGCCGCCGACGTGCGAGAGGTTCACGCGCGCCTTCGAGCGGTCGGCTACGCGATCTCGTACGACTGGACGGCCCACGGATCCGTCCAGCGGGACGGGCCGGCCCGCATGCAGGAGGTCGCGCTCGCGGAAAGCAACGGGGTGGTTGGGGCCGACATGACCCTCGTGATGTTGCCGGGCGGTCGTGGCACCCACGTGGAACTCGGGATGGCGATCGCGACCTGGCAGACGAACATCTCGATCTTCAAGAAGCTCCACGGCTTGGAGAAGAGGTACGGCCGCCCCGAGGACCCGCCCCTACCCGTCCTACCCGTCCCCATCCTCGTTCACGTCGCGGACACGCGACACCTCGGTGAAGCCCACCAGGCCGAATTCACCCACTGCGCGTTCTACCACCATCCGGCCGTCCGGCTGGTTGTGGGGACGATCGACCAGTTGATCGCGGTCGCGATCGAGACGCTGCCGGTGTGACCGTGTGGAAGTTGCTACAGGGCGATTGCCTGGAGATTCTGCGGGGCGGACCGGGCGAGTCGATCGATGCGGTCGTGACGGATCCGCCGGCTGGCATCGGGTTCATGGGGCGCGAGTGGCCCTGATGGCGTTCGACGTCCTCGCGTGGGCGCAGTCGCGCGTGCCTGGCGGTCGAGTTGGTGGGACCGGCTGGTACAACGCGCGATGTCCGTTCCACCAGGACGGCCACCCGAGCTTCGGGGTCAACACGACGACGGGCGTGTGGAAGTGCAAGTCGGCGTCGTGTGGGAAGCGGGGCGACCTCGTCCGGCTCGTCATGCTGATCGACGGGCTCTCGTGGCGGCAGGCTTGCGCGCTAGTCGATCGCCCTAATCCGTTCGATGTCGATGAGGCGCCGCCCGCGTCCACCAGGCCGGACGGTCGTGTCGTGCAGGCGCGCCCGCGTGTCAATCCTTTTCCGTCCGACCTGGTGGCCGTTTCGGCCGACCGGGCCCCCGTCTACCTGCGGGAACGTGGCTACTGCCTACAAGATGCACTGGCGTTCGGCCTCCACTTCGGTGACGATGCCGCCGGTGCGCTGCGCGGCTACCTCGTGTTCCCGTTCTGGTCGGCCGATGGTGAGTACGTCACGTATACGGCCCGCCGGATGTCGGAGGACGATCGGCACGGCATCCGCTACCGCCATCCCGACCAGGGGGTGGCGTCGCGCCACCTGTACGGCGCATGGCGGTTCCGTGGGGTCGCGTGGGTCGAGCGGATCTTCGCGGTCGAAGGCCAGTTCGACGCGATGCGGTTGTGGGGGTTCGGCCTGCCGGCCAGTGGGCTCTCCACTTCCGCCGCATCCCCCGCCCAGCTCAACCAGCTTGCCGCCCTTTCGCGCGCGTACGACGCGCCCGTGTGCGTCCTGCTCGACAACGGGCCGGACGAGAGGAAGCGGGCGGTCTCGATCGTCGCGGAACTGGACGCCAAGATGGTGCCAGCGTACGTCGGGGAGTTGCCGGCCGGCGTCAAGGATCCGGACCGCCTCACCGGCGAGACGATCACAAAATTGCTTGACAGGTGCAACGTGAAGGAGCTACAGTTCCAAAAATCCGATGGCATGGATCTGTCGGGTCGATAGGGACCGGAGAGGGTGGAATGTCGAACGCGTCAAACGCCAGTATGATCGCAACAGCCGGGAAGCTCTCGGAAGAGCTGGTGTCGTTGTCGGTCGCGGCGAGGATCGCGGGGGTGACGCGCCAGGCCGTCACCCAGCATGTCGAACGAGGGCACATCGGATCGGTCGCGATGGGGGCGAACCGGTACGTCACGCTCGCGGACGTCGAGAAGCTGATCACCCAGTACGCTATGACGGGTCGGCGGCCCAAGTACGAGGAGGCGACCGCCGCGCGCCGCAAGATCCTTGGGGCGGTCGGCGACAAGGCCAAGCGGCTGGTCCGCGGCATCATCGACGTGATGCGCAAGCGCGACATCGCCATCGCGGCCATCAAGGACAAGTACGCGCTCAAGCTCGAACGTGAGCCGAGCGTCGTGGAGCGCCGGAAGCTCCGGTCGCTCCGCGACCGCCAGATTCGTGCCGCCAAAGCGGAGTACCAGGAGCGGCTCGATCGGCTCCACGCCATCAGGGCCAGTCTGCTGAACGGGAATCGGTGAAGATCGCGGACGTCAGGGGTCTGGACGCGGCAGCCGCGCGCGCCGCCCACGCGGGCGACGTCGTCCGGTTGGACGCGCACGCCGGCTCCATGTCGTTGGTGGCGGTCGGGATGGACTGCCGGGTCCGCACGACCGTCCAGGTCGACGGTGAAGACATCGAGGCGGTCTACGTGATGGCCGACCCGCTCGCCCGCGCCCTTCATCTGCGCGAGGCCGACAAGCCGGTGGACCTGCGCGCGACCGACACCGCCATCATGATCCGGCACGGTGAGTACCGCCTGCGCCTCCCGCTCGTGCGGGTCAGCGGGTTCGGGTTCGACGACGAACAACCGGCCGCGTGGCTGCCGCCCGATGGCTTCCAGGAGGCGGTCAAGCAGGTCGCCACGATCCTGCCGAAGGATGATCCGCTCGGCGTCCTAGTGGAGTGGCGGGACGGTACCGTCCTGTTGGCCGCGGTCCACCGGAGCCGCCACGTCCATGCCGTCCGGCTACCGTGCCCCCAGGAGCACGCGGGTCGCACGTGCATTTCGCGGTCGGCCGCCGACCAGGTGCTCCGGATCGGTGAGCTGACCGGCTGGGGGATCGATTCGGCTGGGTCGTTGTGGTTCCGGTCGGACACGTCGCTCTTGCGTGTCTCGCCCGTTCGGGACGGCTTCCCCCGCCAGTTCGACCAGGTGCTCGACGACGTCGCCGTCATGGACGCGGACGTCCAGCTCGCCGACCTCATCGGTGCCATCCGGGTTGTCGGCGTCGTGCTCGCCAAGGAGGATGAGCACGTCGTGATCGCGTCGGTCGCACAGACGGAGGACGGCGCCGCCGTCTTCGAGGTGACGGCCAAGGCGTCGACCGGAAGCGCGTCCGCGTCCGAGAAGCTGTTGGGCAAGACGACCGCGCCGGTCCTCTGGACCGGCACATGCAACATCAAGGACTTGACTACGTCGCTGGCCGCGGTAGATGGCGATGTCGTTCAGTTGGCGCTGGGCCAGAAATCCATCTTGTTGCGGGACGGGCGGTTTCGCGCGCTCCTCGCCCTGATGGTCGGGTGACCACATTCACTGGAGAGAGAATCATGCCGCACGTTACGATGACCCCGCAGGTCGTGTCCGACATCAACAGCATGGTGGGGACCACGTACGACGCCCCCATGCTCAACAAGCACGTCGGGTTCTGCTTCTCGCAGATCGATTTCGAGTTCAAGGACGAGTCGAACCAGACGTACCCGTGTCGCGACTGCCGCATCCAGCTCCCCTGCTCGATCTACCGGGCCGAGAAGGCTGGCCTCCCGGATGTCCGTGGTCGGTACCTGTCCAACATGGTGAAGCCGGCGGGTGACGAGCCGTACCCCGCGCCCCCCGAGTTGCTCGACGCCATCGCGGCGGCCAAGCGGACCAAGCCGCTCGCGTTGGTGCCGCCCATCGCGTCAGAGCCAGCCCCCGAGGCCGCCGACGCGCCGGACATAGGGGCGGTCGCGCCGCCCCTGGCGGTCGCGGTCGCGCCCCCACCTCCTCCACCGCCCCCTCCTCCACCTCCATTCACCGCTCCGCCGGCTCCGCCCGCTCAGGCGGCCGCCCCTTCGCCCAACGAGCTGATGGCGGCCGCGTCATCCGTCCCGCTGAATGGTGCGCCGCCCGCCGGTTGGCCCGCGCTCGACCGTGATCGCTTGGTCGCCATCTGCTTGGCGCTCGGCTACACCGAGCAGAACATGTTCAAGCGTCGTACCCCCAGCCTGGTCAAGATGATCCTCGAACGGAAGCCCGAGTGGGGTGGGGCGGCCGAGTTGGAGGTGGAGACGATCGAGCCGCCCCCCGCCATCCCGATCGTCCAGGCGGAAGCGCCCGTCGCGCCCCCGCCCCAGACCCCGACGGTCGTGAAGGTCGAGCCGGCGGTCGAGCCGGTGGCCGTCGCGCCGCCCCCACCACAACAACCAGCTCCGCCGCCAGTCCCGCGCGTCGCCGCTACCCCACCGGCCAAACCGGTGATCAGGATCCCGGCCGCGTTGGTCAACCTGGACAGCGTGTCGCTTCGTGGCCAGGCCGACGAAGTGGCCCAGTGGATCGCCAACATGTTCGGCAGCGCGGGAGTTGTCGTGTCGGTCGAGCGGGACGCGACTGTTCCGCAGGGGCGTGCAGCAGGTTCGCATGGCAAAGAAGAGGGCGAAGAAGTTCGGTAACGGGACGCTGGACCTGTCCGACCGGGAGACCACCGGGCTGGTCACGATCGAGCAGGACCCGCCCTGCTCGACCGATCGGCTCTGCGATGCGTGTCGTGAATACGAGCGGCTGAGTCAGGAGAGGCGTCGATGCGACACGACTACGAGATGACCCAAGAGCACCCGTGCCCCCTGTGCCAGGGGGTCCACCAGTTCACCGGCACCGACGGGGTGCCCGTCTGGGACCCGAAGGTCGGGGTCGTCTTCCACGTGACATGCCCGTCGACCGGCGGGCGCGTCGAGGTCGTGGTGCCGCCGATCGAGTCGGACGTCCCGAACGACCCTCCCGCCGCCACGAGCGCGACCGATGTGCCGTGTCCCGTCTGCAAGAAGGCCAACTTCAAGGTGGTCCGTGAGGATGGGGTTGGCCCTACCGTCGTCCAGTGGTTGGAGTGCTCGAACGCGGGCTGCGCGTACGAGACGATGCGTCGATTCAACAAGACGATGGGCATCACGATAAACACTTGACACACGCAGTCTCGTGTGCCAGTTGACCGATCTTGATGCCGCTCTCATCGGGACCGCCTTGTTGATCATGGCGGTCGCGTTCCTGCTGCAAGCGAGGCGTTGATGCTCGGTCTCGTCCCACGCCCAGCTCCCCCGAACGTCGAGTTCCGGCTCTGCACCACGCCCGCCGACATTTCGTGGCTATTCGATCACTTGGCCAACGCGCGCGAGTACGCGTGGGATACCGAGACGACCCATCCGACCCGTGGGAAGGGGAAGGGGGACGACAACGAGTTCGTCGACGCGGGCAGTTCGCGGGACGAGAAGGTGATCGGGATCTCGTTCTGCTGGGACGAGCGGATCGCCGCCTACATGCCGCTCTACCGAAATCCCGAGGGCGCGACCTACCTGAAGCGTTCGCGCGCCGGCATCACACCGTGCATGTGGGACCGGGTCGTCGCCGACCTGAAGCGCGAGCTACAGGATCCGAGCAAGCGGCGGTCCACGTGGAACGGCCCGTTCGACGCCACCTGGATGTGGAACTGCTTTCGCATCCGGGTGCCCGGCCTCCAGTCCGACGGGATGATTGCGCACGGCTTGCTCGACGAGACCAGGAGCGAGTCGACCCACAAGCTGAAGGACTGCGCCGCCACCTACCACGACCCCAAGGCCCACCAGTACGAGCGCGACCTGGATCTCGCGCTCGATTTCTACGACCAGCACCTCGGCCGCTACTACTACGTCCCGCTCGACATCATCGCGCCGTACGGGTGCGCCGACGCGTACTACACGCTCGTGCTCTGCCGGGAGTTCGAGAAGCGGCTGGAGCGGGAAGGGCTCGACCTTCTCTACCGCCTTACCCTCACGCCCCTGCTTGATGTCCTGACCGAGATGCAGATCACCGGCGTGCCGGTCAACACGGCCAAGACCGATCAGGTCGGTCTAGAGCTTGCCGCCGAACTCGAAACCGTCACGGCCGACATCATCGCGAAGACGGGCGTCGAATTCGATCCCGGGTCCCCCGAGCAACTCTCCGAGGTGTTGTTCGACAAGCTCGGCTTCACGCCAACGGGTGACCGGGGCAAGAACGGGTTCTACTCGACCGACAAGGAGCAGCTTGCCAACCTCGAAAAGGATCACTACGACCTCAGCAAGCTGATCCAGCGGCACCGTCGGATCGTCAAGCTGAAGGGCACGTACGTCGATGGGCTCCGCAACCTGCTGGTCGATGGCCGCTACTACCCAAACTACAAGGTCCACACGACGGTGTCGGGCCGGTGGGTCGAACCGCTCGTCGTTCTGCTGCCCCGAGGCGAGAAGGGTGGCGATGCAATCAAGGGGTTGTTCGAGGCGCCGCCAGGCTGGTCGTTCCTGTTCCGCGATCTCAGCCAGATCGAGTTGCGGATCGCCGCCCACATCTCGAACGACCCCGTCATGGTGGAGGGGTTCTGCACGGGCGGGCCCGGCTACGACCCCCACGCCGCCACGGCCGCCCGGCTGTTCAAGCTGGAGGCGCCGACCGGCGAGGACTTGATCAAGTGGGTCAAGAAGCACCACAAACCCAAGCGGTCGGTCGCGAAGAACTGCAACTTCCTTTCCATCTACGGGGGCCAAGAGGATCGACTCGGCACCATGATGATGGCGGAGTTCCCGGCAATCTGGCCCGACAAGGATGAGGCCAAGAAGGAGGCGCGCCGCTTCCTCGACCTCTACTTCCAGGTCCACTTCGGTCTCAAGCAGTCGATCGATCGATCCCACGCGGATGCTCGACGGGACGGTTACGTCACCAACATGTTCGGGCGCAAGCGCCGGCTCGCCGACGCCAAGCTGATGCTCCCGTCCAACGAGTTCCTGCTGGTGCGCCCCAGGGACGAGCGGTGGAAGTGCTATGGGCGCCAGAGCCCATCGCTCTGGTTCGACCTCGACTACAGGGGCGATTCGTTGCCGTACGACGGTCTTCCGACCGCCGAGCTGGCCGCGAAGGTCCGGGCGCTCAAGAATCAGAAGTACCTGGTGCCGATGAACAACCGGCCCGCTTGCGTCGCGTGCGACAAGCTCGCGTCCTGCTGCTACGCGCGCGAGTACCGGTCGCGCGAGATGAGGATTCAGGAAGCGTATCGCCAGGCGTTCAACTTCGAGATCCAGGCGTCCGCCGTCGACTACACCGACTACGCGCTCGTGCTGATCTGGCAGGCGATTCAGGCGGGTCGGCTGCGCTCCCGTCCCGTCCTCCAGATCCACGACTCGCTCGGGTTCCTGGTGCCCGACGAGGAACTGGACGTGATGGCCGAGCTGACGCGCGACAAGATGGAGCACGCGCTCGACGGCACCAGCATCTCGTTCCGGGTTCCGATCGCGTCCGACTTGACGGTGTGTCGGTCGTGGGGCGACGAAAATACACCGTCGTTCGTGGAGGTCGCGTCGCGCCAATGTCCCGCGTGCGACAAGCGGCGAGACGAGATCGAGAAGAAGCTGCTCAAGGATGGGCCTGACATGATGCTGTCGACCGAGTACCAGACGCTCAAGCGGGCGCCCGCCGTGTCGATCGGGAACGCGACGCCTGTTGGTGCGTACTCGCGCTACGAAGAGACCTCGATGGCGTGTGCGTGCGGATGGAGCTGGCGGCACCCCGCCGTCTTCCAATCGGAGCTGTCATGATCCACCCGCCCCGGTCCAAGAAGCCACCCGTTCGACCTGAGCCCGCTCCGTACGGACCAGGTGACGCGACACCCGAGCGACCGGTTCGTCCGCGCGTGTCCGTCTGGCCACAGCGCATCCTGTACGACCCGCCCGTCGTCGTCTACTTCGTCGCGGTCGAGAGTGACGCGGCCGTCTGGAAGGAGACGTTCGGGTCGCGCGAGCAACTGGACGCGTTCCTCCGGGGCGTCCAGGCGGCCGGCTCGTTCTTCGGGTGGTTCCCGCTGGGCGCCGACATCATCGAGCACCCGGTCGAGATCAAGACGACATGATGTACGTGCCGCTCGCCAACCAGCTTCGCCCGCGCGTCTTCGCTGACATGGTTGGCCAGGACGCGACCGCCCGGATCCTCCGGGCGGCGATCGCGTCCGATCGGATCGCCAGCAGCTACGTGTTCTCCGGGCCTCCTGGGACGGGTAAGACGACGGTCGCTCGCTTGTTGGCCGCCGGGCTCAACTGCTTGTCGGAATCGAAGCTGTGCGTGGTCTGCCGAGCGCCCCAGTTTCAGGCGCCCAACCACGACGTCGGGACCCTGACGTGCCCGAACGGCCACGGCGCCGCCCCTTCGATCGATGAGCCGATCGATCGACCGTGCGGTGCTTGCGCGTCGTGTCTCGACGTGCAGGAGGGCCGGTCACCGGTCGTCATCGAGGTGGATGCCGCGAGCGACCGGGGGGTCGCGATGGTCGAGAACCTGCAATCGATCGTCGCGCAGGTGCTGCTCAAGCAGTTCTGGCGCGTCTTCATCATCGACGAAGCCCACCAGCTCTCGGGCAAGGCGTGGGGCGCGTTCCTCAAGACGGTCGAGGAACCGGCCCCTCGCAACGTCTTCATCTTCGTCACGACCGATCGCGACCGCATCATCCAGACGATTCGGAGTCGGTCGTCCGCGTTCGTGTTCCGACCGGTCACCGTCGAGACGATCGTGCAGGCGCTCGCCCGCCACACTCAACTCGACCCCGCCATCCTGGCGGTCGTGGCGCGCGAGGCCCGCGGGTCCATGCGGGACGCACTCCATCTGCTCGACAAGGTTGAGCTGCTTGGTCCCACCAGCGCCGAGGAGGTCGAACGCCTTGTCGGCATCGACTCCGAGACGATGCGCGACTTGGCTGACGTGCTGCTTGATCCTGCCGGCCTCGACTTCCGCCGGTACCTCGAAACGCTCGACCGCACGCTGGCCAAGGGGTTTGTGGCGACCGAAGTGGCGGACGCGATCCTGCGGGTCTGCCGGGATGTCGTCGTGTTCCGGACGGGTTGGCGGGGTGTGGCGGCCAGCCACCTGCCAGCCGATCGGTTGGTTGAGAACGCCCGCCATCTCGATGACGCGGCTGTCCAACGGATCTACGACGCGGCCGTCCAGGCGGTCGAATCGAGAGCGATCGATCGAATCACGCTCGAAACCATGTTCGTTCGGATGCGAGGACAAAAGTGTTGACACGTGTTCCAGAGGGCTGTAGGGTGGCACCCCTTGGTTCGTGACGTGGCGACCGCCGTGGATCGGAATCGGGTTTCCCTGTGCGCGGTGCGGTGGCGACGCGCTCATGCGGCTTTTCTCTACCGTTCATCGTGTGGACGACCGGGTGGAACGATGGCGCTGCCCACATTGCGGGAAGGTCGAGAAGGTGACGCTTCTGTCGCGCGCCGCCGCCATCACCAGGCTGCCGAAGGGGGGTCGGTGACGTGAAGCGGACCCGCACGGTCGATGTCGACTTCGGGCAGGGCGACGCCCTCGTCCTGCTGGTCCCCGGTGCCGTGGGGGACAGCCGCCACAACCTCATCGAGGAGCTGGCGTGGGGCGGCACCCCCGACTCCAATGAGGTGCTGGAGGACCACGCCGGCCGGGAAGCGTGGTGGAGCGCCCGCCACGTCGATGAGGGGGCGATCGCGGCCGAGTGGGTCGAGACGATCTACGAGCCCTACATGGCGCACCTGCGCCGGTTCGCCCTGTACGCCCTATCGGGTCAGGGGGTTCGCAAGAAGGACGCGACCAAGCAGGACATCAGCGACATGGTGTTCCAGCTCTATAGCGAGACCCGCTCGGTCGATCAGCGCCAGCGGATCGCGGGTGTCGCGTTCATGGGCTACATGATCGAGCTGTTCGACACGCGCGATGCGGTCCAACGGTTGTTCCGCGAGGACCAGGCCAGCTACGACGGCCACTACGCCGCCTTCATGACCGAGATATTCGCGTACCAGCAGGGCGACGACCAGGTCTGGATCGAGGAGGCGATTCGTCGCCGCATCCGGATGGAGCGGTCGCGCGACCTGCTCGGTGCAGCGGTCCAGGCGTTCCGCGACCGCGGGTTCCTCCTACGTCAATCGGCCGAGAACGAGAAAGCACGAAAGCACGCAATCGGCGGTATCGAGATCAAAGACCTAGCCAAGCAAGTAGCCGAGATCCTCAGAAAGATTTGAAAACCAAGGAGAAAGACGATGAGCGACGAATACAACATGCCCGAAGCAGCCGACGAGGACCGCCAGAAGAAGAGCGGGGGTGGGGGCAGGCCCAGGTCGCTGAAGGTCCAGCGGCTCCGCCCCTACAAGGAGGGCGACACCGTCGCGAACCACCTCCAGTACCTCCTGTTCAACCCGTCCGTATTTGACATGTACCGCGGGGTCGTCGATCCGAAGTATCGGACCTACTGGATGCCGCTCTACTTCCACTACATGGGGGCCAACAACAAGGACCGGACGACCGCGCTGTGCAAGAAGAAGATGAACAACTACTACGCTGAGAAGTTCGGCGCTCCCATCGTCTTTGCGCCAGTCATCTGCCCGACGTGTGGGACGCCCGGCGTCTTCGCCAACTGCGTCAAGTGCCACGCGTCGCTCGGCATGCGGGTTCGTGATGACCTCTGCCCGAGCTGCGACGAGGCGGAGCGCTGGTGGCGCAAGTACAACGCCGAGTGGGTCGTGCAGCTCCAGGCCCGCGGGCTCGGCAGCGATCCAGACGCCCGCTACAAGATCAAGCGGGAGAACCTGACGTTCTACAAGGAGCTGACCGGGTCGGGCACGCAGCTCCGTCACCTCCAGGAGGTCGCGAGCAACTGGAGCCCGAGCGACCGGTTCGTCTACATCGTGTTCGACATCGACAAGATGCAGAAGCGCCGGAGCCTCATGGAGGGCGAGCCCGAGGAGACGACCATGACGCTCCTGTTCTCCGGCACGACCGTCCAGGAGGCGCTGGAGCAGAAGCACAAGAACCAGAAGCGGTTCTGGGATGCGTCGGTCGGGATGGAGATCGTGGTGACGCGCGACACGCGCAACGGTCTCGAACGCGCGGAGTACAAGGTGGACGATGCGGCGGGCCCGACCTTCACGCCCGACTGGATCGCCTACTTCACCAACTACGCGGTGATGCCGGATCCGTCCACCGAGGTGCAGGTGCTCGCGTACGACGACCACGTCAACAAGGCGGGGCTCGCGCTCACCCGCGAAGAGGTAGTGGCGGCGCCGGCCCAGCCTGGTCAGCCGCCCGCCAGCGCACCCGTGACCGCTCCCGCCGCCCCGCCCGCCGGTGTGCCGGCCGCGGGTCCACCGGTCCAACCGCCCCAGACCCAGGCGCCCATGGGGATCGGACGGCCCCAGCCGGCCCCAGCCCCGTTCACACCGCCGGCCGCCCCGCCGACCACTGCGCCATCGGCGCCCGCGCCCGCCCCGTTCACACCGCCGGCCGCCCCGCCGACCACTGCGCCATCGGCGCCCGCGCCCGCCCCGTTCACACCGCCCGCCGCTCCCACGACCGCCGGCCCCCCGCCCCTCACGGCCGTCCCGTCTGCCCCGCCGCTCGCGACCGCGCCTCCGCCCGCCGCTCCACCGGCCGTGCCGGCCGGCGCGCCCGCTGAAGCTGCACCCCCGGCCCCCACGACCCCGCAGGACAACATGGGCCGTAGGCAGACGTGGTGAAGCGGGGCGACATCCCCGCGTCACCGGCCCCCGGCCCGAACGTGCCGAACCTCCGGGTGACCAACCGGGACGCCCGCATGAAGGACGTGCTCGCGGCGGTCGACGCGAAGCACGGGGCCGGCACGGTCATCCGGCTGAACGACAAGATGGCCCGCCGCTCCCATCCGGTCTGCCCGAGCGGGTTGCTCGGGTTCGACAAGGCGCTTGGGGGCGGCTGGCCATTCGGCCGGTTCGTCGAGGTGTACGGGCCGGAGGGCGGGGGCAAGACGACCCTGTGCCTCCAGGCGATCGCGGCGTGCCAGCGGCTCGGGGGTGTTGCCGCGTTCCTGGACGCCGAGCAAGCGTACGACCGGGCCTACGCGACTGCCCTGGGGGTCGACCATGACGCCGTGTTCGTCCAGCAGCCGGACTACGGCGAGCAGGTGTTCGAGGTGATGGGTACGCTGGTGGAGCAGGGGGTCAACCTGATCGTCGTCGATTCGGTCGCGGCGCTCGTGCCGAAGGCCGAGCTGGACGGCGAGATCACCGACCAACAGATGGGCCTTCAGGCCCGCATGATGGGCAAGGCGCTCCGCATGATGGCCAGTCCGGTCGCGAAGGCCAAGACGCTCGTCATGTTCATCAACCAGCTCCGCATGAAGATCGGGCAACAGTGGGGCAACCCGGAGGACACGCCGGGTGGCAAGGCGCTCAAGTATTGGGCGAGCGTGCGGGTCGATGTCCGGCCGATCGGCAAGACCAAGAAGGGGGAGGACGTGGTCGGCCACACCGCCCTCCTCAAGGTCGTGAAGAACAAGCTGGCCCCCCCGTTCCAGAAGGTCGAGGCCGGCCTGGTATTCGGACATGGGTTCTGGCGGGCCGGCGAGGTGATCGATCTGGCGGTCGCGCACGCCATCGTCGAGAAGTCGGGCGCGTGGTTCTCGTACAAGGGCGAGCGGCTCGGGCAAGGCCGCGAGAACATCGCCGCCATGCTGGACACAAACGCCGCCCTGCTGGGCGATCTGGAGACGGCCGTCAGGGCGAAGCTGTACGAACCGGCCAAAGAGAGCTGAGCGGGTGGATGGACGACATCACCGACGCGCTGTTGACCGAGATGGAGGGGCACGCCAAGCTGCTGCCCGACCAGCCGGGTAGCGGTAGAGCGACGGTTCTCGCTTTGCTGGCGGTCGTGCGACGGTCACGCGTCCGGGCCAGCAGGCTTCTCGAAGACATCCATCAGCGACGCGGCACCATCGCGCCCCCGACCGACGACCCGCTCGGCGAACTCGAAATCGCGCTCCACGACTACCTTGAGGAGCAACGAGACCTCCACGCGGAGGTCTCGGAGCTGGAGACCAAGCTGGAAACTGCACAGGACGATGCTGGCGGGTTTGCCGACCGGCTCGAAAAGGTCGAGAAGGAGCGAGACGAGACCCAAGGCAGACTGGAGGAATGCGAGCGGGCCGCCGAAGAGCTGGCGGGCGAGCGGGATGAGATGCGCGCCACGATCGTCACGTGGTTGCGGGCGCGCGCACGAACCTGGCGGACCGCCGATCCTGCGGTCCCGCGCGACAACCTGCTGGTGGCCGACACGCTGGATGGCGCCGCCAACTCGATCGAACGCAACCAACTGGAGGGCTGAATGCCGCTGGAGACGCGCCACTACGAGGTCCTGGACCACGGGTACATCCGGTACGTCGACCACATGGGCGACGACAACGCCCCGCTGGAGTCGGCGCGCATGTCGACCGCCAAGGAGACGGGCGTGGATGTGGCGGCCGACGACCGATTGCGCGAGCGCCTGTGGAAGGATCAGCATTGCTACGATGCCGAGACTGAGGTGCTGACCGATCACGGTTTCGTCCGATGGCCCGATCTCAAGATCGATGCTGAGGGGGTTCCGACAGCTCGACTGGGCATCTGGGATCCAGCGCGCGGGCTCTGCTACGAGCGGCCCAAGAGTCTCGTTTCCTTCAAGCACAGCGGACCGATGTACCGAGTGGATCACGGCGGCGTCGATCTCTTGGTAACCCCTAACCACAAGATGTTGGTACGGCTGTACGGCAAGACCGCTGACGGAGCCAACGAGTGGTCTGCCCCTTCTCTCATTCCAGCCGATGAGCTTGGTGACCGCTCGATGGTTCGGTACACGAAGCTCGCGCCGTATACGTCGGGGGAAGATGTAACGTTTTCCGAGCCTGGGCTCGACAGTGATTCGCCCCGGGCCCTTCTGCGTCTCATGGGGTTCTTCATCGGGGACGGCAACGCGACCGGCTACAAGAACGCGATCACGTTCCACTTGAAGAAGGCGCGAAAGATCGCGTGGCTGAAGGAGACGTGTCTCGAACTTGGATGGCCGTGCGATGAGCTGTCCAACGGGACGTTCGTGGTGCGGAAGGAAGTGGTAGCAGAAACATTCCGAACCCGTTTCTACGGGGACGACGGCGAGAAGCGCGTATGGTCCAGGCTGCTCATGCTGAACAGCGAGGATGCCGCTGCGCTTCTCGATGGGTTGCGCCAGTCCGACGGCAGCACGAAACGGGGCGCGTGGGAGTACAGCACGTCGGTTCGAGAGGTCGCAGAGGCGATTCAGATCATTGCACTCCACGCTGGGGAAGCCGCGCACGTCAATACGCGACGGGCCGACTCGCCCTACCCGATGTACGGCGTCATGTTCCTCTCGCGGATGCGCGAGCCGATCATCAATCAAGGCAAGCGGCAGACGTCGATGGTCAACTACGATGGTCATGTCTACTGTGCGCACACGCGAACCGGGATCCTCGTCGTGCGGCGAAACGGCAAGATCGTCTTGTCTGGCAACACCACTCCGTTCGAGGCGTGCGAGTTGGTCGTGGAGCTTCAGCTTCCGATCTTCTGTCTCCGGCAGCTCGACCGTCACCGGACCGTCTCGCGCGACGAGATCGCCATCGAAACGACCGACGAGGTGATGCACGCGCACACCAGCCGTAACGAGTTCAGCGGACGCTACTCGACCATGCTCGACCTCTTCTACATCCCGAAGGCCGAGCGGGTGAAGCGGAAGGGGACGCTCAACAAGCAGGGGTCAGCGGAGCCGCTGCCGCAGGCCGAGCAGACCGCCTGGGTGGAGACGTGGCAAGCGGAGGCCGGTCGCGATCGTCGGGTGTACGAGAGCGCCGTCGCGTCGGGCATGGCCAGCGAGCTGGCCCGCATCCACCTGCCGCTCAACCAGTATACGAAGGTGCGGCTCAAGGCGTGCATGCTCAACTGGTTCAAGACGTTGAACCTGCGGCTTCGGCCGGACGTCCAGTGGGAGACCCGCGTGTACACGCGGGCGATCGGCCGAATCTGCCGGGACCTGTGGCCCAAGTGCTGGGCGCTGTTCGAGGAGCACTCGCTCTACGGCGCGCGTCTGTCGAGGACCGAGCGGGACGTCGTCCGTCAGGTTTTGCTCGCCGCGCATGCGGGCGCCATCACGACCTCCGCCCCACTCGACGTGATCCTCGCCAAGCTGGCGGACCCGGGCGACTTCCTGGAGGCGGAGTGATGGAGGCCAGGCCGAAGATCGTCGTGCTGTGCGGGTCGACCCGGTTTTATCGGGAGTTCCAGAGAGCTAACTACGAGGAGACGATGGCGGGCAGGATCGTCCTGTCGGTCGGGTTCTACCCGGGCGCTCTCGCCGATGAGCACGGCGAGGAGCGCGGTTGCACGCCCGACCAGAAGGTCGCGCTCGACGACCTGCACCTCCACAAGATCGATCTGGCGGACGAGTCCTTCATCCTCAACGTCAGCGGCTACATTGGCGAGTCGACCAGGCGGGAGCTGGCCTACACGATCTGGAGAGGCAAAGGACTCCGGTTCTTGGAGCCGGAAGCCGGCGAGCGGTTCATGGAGGAGCACCCCCACGCGCTTGGGAAGATGGCGGCCGACTTCATGTTGAATGGGTGAGGCTGGCTGGTCTTGAATGAAGATCCTGGCGTTCAGCGACTTCCACTATTGCACAACCTGGCCGTTCCTCCGCCTGGAGGACTTCGAGGCGGCGGCCCATCGGATCTGCCAGTACGCCATCGAGCACAAGCCGACCGTCGTCCTGTTCCTCGGCGACCGGTTCCGCGCCAGACAACCGAAGGACCACATTCGCGCGCTCGCGGACCGCCAGCTCCGCGAGCTGGCCGGCATCCAGGCGCGGCACGGCGGCCGGGTCATCTGTCTGGTGGGCAACCACGACCGCTATTCCGAGTCGGTCGACTCGGGCAACACGTACACGACGGTCGGGATCTTCCAGGACGTCCTGTCGAACGTCTCGGTCGTTCGGGAGCCCGGTACCACGGAGTACCAGGATGGAGGAGCCGGCTGGTTGCTCCATGCGCTCCCTACCGGCTACACGTACGACGCGACCAAGCTGCTGTTCAGGCCGGACCCATCCCGCATCAATGTGTTCGTGTTCCACGGGCTTGTGCGGGGCGCCTACTTCGACGCGAAGGGATCGGTCGAGATCGAAAAGGACGCGATCATCTCGTTGGCCGACCTGGACGACTCCTCGTGGGATGTGGTGTTGGGCGGCGACGTCCACATCCCACAGAAGTTCCGGCTGATCAGGACGGTCGGGGGTTACGTGGGTGCAACGCTTCGCCTCACCGAGGCGGACGCGAACGACTGGCGCGGCTTCTTGGACGTCGACGTCGAGAAGGGCGGCACCACCATCACGAAAGTGGAGGGCGGGGCCCCGTGGTTCGCGACCGTCCAGATCGCCTGCAACCCGGACGATTGGCCCGATCCCAAGCCGCTGGTCGGTGCGATCGCGATCGTCACGATCGCGGGGACGGCGGCGGAGTTGCGCGCGATCCCAGATGCCAGGATCCGCCAGCACTTCGAGGGCGCCAGGATGGTGCGGGTCCACCGCCGCTTCGCCCACGAAGCCCCCGCTTTCATTCCAGCGATCACGGCCGCGTCCACCCCCTTGGACGACGCGGTCGCCTACATCAAGAGCAGTGATCGAACCGGCCTCGACGAGGCTCGCCTGATCGCCAAGGCGATGGTGGCGCTGGGCGCCGAGCCGGTGAGAAAGGGGGGGCTGTTCTGATGGCCGACCGACCCGACATCATCAAGACGATCGGAACGCTCGACCGTTGCCTATCCGAGTTGAAGGTGCTGGCCCAGGACCCTAACCTCGACGAGCCCGACCGCCAGACCATCCGGCACCACGCGGAGGACTGTATCGGGCTGGGTACTCGGGTGCTGGAGATCCTGGACCGTCAGCACTCGGCAAGATGAGATGGGCTGGCTGCACGACTATCAGGTCGCCGTCCTCGACACCGAAACGACCGGTCTGTCGTGGAACCGGGACGGTATCGCGGAGATCGCCATCATCCTGGTGGACGGCGGGGTCATTGCGGGCGAACACGTCTGGCTCATGAACCCGGGCGTCCCGTTCACCGCTGAGGCGACCGCGGCTCACGGCCTTACCGACCAGGATGTTGCGGGGGCGCCCAGCTTCGCGGATGTGGCCCCCGACCTCGACCGTGTGCTTGGCGATCGGATCCCCGCCGCCTACAACGTCCCGTTCGACCGATCGTTCCTGCACGGCCACGTCAAGCGGGCCGGCATCTATCTGCCGGCCCGCGCGTTCCAGTACGGCGTCGACTGGATCGACGTGCTCGTGTGGGCCAGGCGGTTGCTCGACGGCCTGCCCAACCGGAAGCTCGCGACGGTCGCGGATCACCTGAACGTCCCGACCATCAACCAGCACCGCGCGCTCGCGGACGCCAAGCGGGCCGCCGAAATCCTCATCCGGTTGGCCGATAGGATGCCGGTCGATTACGCCGAGATGATCGCGGCGCAGCGGTCCGCGAACGACCAGCATGTCGCCACGTTCGCCAGGAGGAATCGATGACCGCCGTGATCGTGCTGTTCGGAGTCAAGGGATCGGGGAAGGACACGGTTGGTGACCTGCTGCGCGATCGGTACGGCTT